CCGGTGCTCGTCGTGCTGCATCATCGGCAGAGTGCGGATGAGATCGCGGCAATGGTCGGTGAAGAAAATCATGGGGTGGCCGTCCGCGTTGCCGCGCAACCGGGCGCGCATCTGGTCCCAACCACCCATGCGCTTGTCGCGGCTCGTGCGCTGATTGTCGGCGCGCCGGAACATCGCTCCAGCTCGGGCCAAAACCTCGCCGATTGAGGGGCCGGAAATGACCGCGAAGGCGGCCGGGTCGAGCACGCCGTAAGCGATGCGCTCGCGCGAGCCGTCGATGGTTTCCCGTGAAACGATGCCAGCGCCGACCACTTCGGCCGGCAGCTTCAAGCCGGTGTTGGGCTTGCCTTTTTCCATGCCATACCATTCGCGGTAGCGGACAATCGCGCCGCGCGGCATCAGACGGCCGGCGTGCTCGGTGTCATCCTGCACCACGGTCCACCACCCGACCGAGAACGGCTTGGCGCTGCCCCAGTCCATCGACCGGAAGCGCGTCCAGTGCTCGGGGATGCGCAGCGGCGGGATGATGTGCTTATCGGTGGCAAACTCGCCGAAGAAAGCGCCCTCAACCACGTTCCAATCGCCCTCAAGCCATGCCTTGACGAGCTGGGCCGAGCCCGAGGCGCGCAGCTTGTTCACATAGCCGGGGTCGTTCTGGAGGAGCTTGGGATTATCGCCCAGGCGCGACGGGATGAAGACGCGCACAAGGCCGTTTTCGGGGTCTTTGAACGGGGTATAGGGGCCGATGTCGATTGCCCAGGCCTTCACCCAGTGATGCCCAGGCCCCCCGGGGTTGCACGTCGCCCGAAACTGGCACGGCACGCCGTAGGGCGAGCGCAGCGTGGCGAGGAGCTTCATGATCGGCCCTGGGGCCGCGTACTGGGTCAGCTCCTCGACGTAAACGCGGGTGAGGCTCCAGCCCTGGTAATTCTGCGCGTCCTGATCGCTTTCGAGGTAGGCGCACGTCAGCCGCCCGCCGTTCGCCATCTGGAAATAACCGCCCTTTTCCTTCCACTGGGCGGCAGCTCCAAACATCTGCATGGCGGTCTGAATGGTGTCGCGCAAATCCTCTCGGGTCTTGCGCACCATGAGGCCCCGAGCGGCCGAGCCATAGGTTTCCGAGTGTATCCACCACTCGCCGAGCGCGCCGTGGGTCTTTCCGCCGCCTCGGGCACCGCCGAAGATCACAACATCGGCCGGGCAGTCGACAAAGGCCTGTTGCGGGCCAGCCTGGGGAACAAAACCGATCTCGACCATGCGTTGCTGGCGCACATGAAAGCTTTCCGGCTTGGGTGGCGGCAGCGGCTTGATGGTCGGTTCGGCGAGCTTCTTCATTGCAGGCCCTCGCCGGGAAGCCTGGGCGCGAACTTCGCCTTCCACTCGTCGAGGGTCATTTGCTGCTGATCGGTGCCTTCGCGGGCCGGCTTGCGCACGGTCGCGTCGACCTCGGCCTTGTCGACGATGAGGCCAAGCAGCTTGGCCTTGGCGAGCACGGCACCCACGCCAGCCGCCGGGTGCTTCATGCGCTTGGCGAGCTTCGCGAAGTCGTCAAGCTCGGCGACGAGGTGCTCGACCGTGACGCCCATTTTCGTGGCTTGGCGGCCCTGCAATTCCTGCACGCGCTCGGCAATCTGCGGCTTGCGGGCCAGCACCGAGGCGTTGGAACGGTTGTCTTTGGGCGCGCCCTTGGTGTAGCCGGCGTAAACGTAGGCGTCGGCATTGGACTTGCCCCCGGCAACCGCCTGGGCGAAGCGCTCGTGTCGTGGGTTCGGCAGGACCGGCATTTTTGGCCCGTTTTTGAAGGCTGATTGTGCCTTCATAGACCAAAACGCCGGTTTTTTAAAATAGCTCCGAAGCCCGGTTGCGGGTTATTCGGTGACTACTTTCCTAATCAAGTATAACTGCCAGCAGGGACGATTGGCGGGGTGCTCTAGGCGATTTAAGATCCTGCTAAATCCATATTTCGACGATTTTCGCGTCGTCGCCCTCTTGCCGCTCCATGCGGTAAAGGCCCAGCTCGTAAAAATGCGCCTGCAATGCCTCCAGGGTCGGGGCGGTCAGGATGTCCTCGGTCGGCTTGTCCCAAATGAACAGCCGCGCCACCCAGCAATGCGGGAAGTCGCGCGGGTGATCGTAAATCGTCCACATCGGCAGGCCTGGGCGGTCGGTCATTGCTTGAAAACCATCATTGCCTTGACCCAGGCGCGGCGCATCGCCTGCATATTCTTGTCGGTGCCGATCTCGGAAAACTCGGCGTCGGTCGGCTTGCGCAGCGTGCCGGCACTGTCGCTGAAAATCGACCACTCGCCGCACGACATGCAAAGGGTGATGTCGCCCGGCTCGGGCACCGCGTCGCCGTGAATTGACGTTGCCAGCTCATGGGAGTGACCGCACCACGGGCACGTCGCAACAATGGGGCTCGTGGTCATAGGCCGAACACCCTTTTCGCCATCACGACGCCGAACACGATGCCGCTGAGGTAGACCACGGCGGCCACCAAATACAGCTCGTGCTCAATGCGGTTCACCCGGTCAATCTGGCGATTGAGCTTGGCGACGCGGGCGTTATAGGCCTCGACCGCCTGGGTCAATTCTTCCTCGGTCACGTCGATCTCCAGAAAAAAGGGCCGGCAGCACGGCAACTAGGGGGGGGATTTTGGCCGCCGGCCCAGTCGTCACCCAGGTTAGAAACGTTGCCCTGGGCGATCTCTGAACAAGTCGAGCTGGCGAGGCCGTGGGGGTAAGGAGGGGGGTCCAGATCACCCCCGTTTCCTCGCCAGCTCTAGCACCAATGACCGGCCCCAACGGCGAGGCCGAGAACGAGGGCACGCGGCCCCGCGATCTTCCGGTCAGTTGGCGATTTGAGGTTCAGAAGGCCACTCGACGCCGCCTTCTGAACGTTTGGGAATGCGCTCGGCCGCCTGGGCGACGCCACCGTAAAACGCGACGTTGTATCGCGCCCGGCAGCTCGTGTTTGCGCACTCAATGTTGATCGAAATCCCGCCCTGGGGGCCGATCACAAAGCCACGGCGCGAGCAAGTCGGACAGTTGCCCCTGTTGAGGTCTGACAGCTCGCGCGGCTTCATTGGCGTGTTGGCGTGAAGTAACGCCCCTCGCCATCTTTCTGGAGCGTGCCGGCCTTCTGCATGTAGTAAATCGCGTTGGCGAGGTCTTTCCTCGGCACCGACTTTGCGCCCGGCGGAACGCCGAAAAAGTTGGCGATTTCGCCCATGGTCATGGGCTCGGTGTCAGGCTCGCCGAAAAACTTCAACAGCTTTTCGCGCCATGCCGCGCGCTTACTGCCGTCTTGCGATTTGCGCGGCTTTCGGACCTTCTTTTCGGCGGCCGGCGGCGGGCTGTCCTGGGTGGTCTTTCGCACGATCAGCATAGGCTTTGCATGCGAGCCGTTGGTGAGGCCTGGAGGCGGTCCCTCGGCCCGGTGAGCGCGCGTTTCGGCCGCGTGCTGGTCGGCTTCCATCAGGCTCATAAAAACGCGCCGGCTATCCTCCAGGCGCGCGATCTCGACTTGAAGCGCGGCGATGCGCTGGCGGCGCTCGGTGATCTCCTCGTCGAGGCGTCGGATGGTGCTTTGACTGGTCATTTTTCCCTCCCTGCTAACTTTCTGAATGCGGCTTGGCCGTCCTCGCTTTGCGCCCACTCCTCGCTTTCCTCGGTGGAAGCGTCGAACTCGCCATCGTGAAGGCGGATGCGGATGTCGGAAGCGCGGTTGCGGCGCTCGATGTCGACCGGAAGCTGGTTCATCACCTCCAAAAGCTCCAGGTCGAGCGTGATTTCAGGCATGGCATGAGGCGACAGAAAATCGTGAAACTCGTCGGCCTCGGCGCGCTTGGCGAGGTCTTCGAAACCGGCGGCGCGCAGCGTGTCGGCAAGGTGTTGGCTGGTCTTGGCCGTCATCGCTTTTTCCTCGGATTAACGGCACCGGATCGGATCACCGTTTCGTAGCCGAGGGCACCAAGGGTGCCGGCGATGGTCGAGAAACGGGGATAGCGGGTCTTGCCGCCTGCTAGGTTCGATGCGGTTGACGGGCTCATTGAGCACGCGTTCGCAACGTCCTTG